ACATTGACCCGATGACGCCCGAGGCTTGGAAGTACGCAAACCCCGCGCTAGGTCACACGCTCGACATGTCAGTAATTGAGGCTGAAGCCAAGGCACCTAACCGCAACGCGTTTCTCCGTGGGTCGGTAAATACGTGGACTAGCTCACACTCGGGCTGGTTAGAAAACGGCCTTTGGGAAGCCTGCTTATATGAAGGCGAAGTCCCAGCCGGCGGGGTACTCGCTATTGAGCAATCCATAGATGAAGCCCGGTATGTTGGCGTGCGCGCCGTGCGCGTAGAAAACAAGACAGTAATAACTACCGCTTTTGACGTAGACAACATGGCCGAAATGTGGGCGTGTGTCGAGCGCGAAGTAGAACGTAACCCGCAGCTGCGTATCGCTATAACGCCAGTCTTAGAAACTCATTGCCCGCCCAAGCATGAGCGCCGCCGCACTATTGTTGGCTACCGTGAGCTGCTGAAATGGACTCTTGCCGTACGGTCATTAATCGTGGAAAACCGCATCGGTCAAACTGGCGAAAAACTATTAGCCGAACATGTCGAGCGCGCCGTCATGATTAAACACCAAGGCAGTGTGGCGCTCAGTAGTACCCGCAGCCCGGGGCCTATTGAGTTAGCCCGGTGCATGGTATGGGCCGCAGCTTTAGAGTCGCGCCCAAGTTCTGCCGGCAAGCCTTTACTTGTTATCAGCAGGTAGTACACTCACTTGTGGACAGCCGGCCATTTCGTCGGGATTTGGTCGGTTATCCACATTTACCCACAAAGGAAATGGCAAGATATCCACATGGCTTTATTTGGACGTAACAAAGTTGCCGCAGTAGGCACTTCACAAGACCCAGAGATTAAAGCCGCCGTGGGCTATGGCACCGGCGGTAATGCTGGCGCGTCCCAAATAAACAATTTCTATGCGTACACCAATGGCGAAATGCGCCAAATTGCTATGCGCGTACCGACCATTAGCCGCGCTCGTGACCTTATGGCCAGCGTCATTGGTTGTCTAAAACTTGAAATGTTTCGCGACATTTGGAACGGCGACGAGATGGAAGAAGTACCACTGGCCCCCCGGGCTTGGTTGTCTCGTATAGACCCGAACGTAACTAACAACTTCATTTTAAGTTGGACATTTGATGACCTTTTTTTCTACGGAAGAAGTTTTTGGTACATAAAATCTCGTACCGCCGATGGTTACCCCGCATCATTTGAGCGCCTACCAGCTGCAATGGTCACGACTCAAGACCAAGCAGGCCCCGTGTGGTTTGGGCCGTCTAACCAAGTTTACTTTTCGGGTTTGCCTATCGAGTCCGAAAACCTTATCCAGTTTCTTAGCCCGGTACAAGGTTTGCTTTACACGTCGAGCGAAGCCATTACCACTGCTTTACGGCTAGAGGCCAGCGCACGACGCAATGCCGAGTCGGCCATACCGGCCGGCGTATTGCGTCAAGTTGGCGGCGAGCCTTTAAGCGGCCAAGAGCTAGCCGACATGGCAGCAGCATTTAACGCTGCGCGCATGACAAACCAAACCGCAGCATTAAACGAGTACTTGACATACGAGGCCACCACGGCGACCCCAGACAAAATGCTTCTTGTCGAGTCCCGCGACTTCCAAGCCCGTGAACTATGCCGCGCAGCCAATATCCCCAACTACCTTGCCGGCATTGACCAAGGCTCATACCAGTACACGACCAGCCAAGGTGCCCGCGCCGACCTTTACCTATTTGGTGCTAAAGCGTTTATTGACTGCATTTCAGAAACCTTGTCAAGCGACAACGTACTGCCCCACGGCACTTACGTTAAGTTTGACGTAGAAGAATATTTAAGCGAGTCCTACATGGGCGACTCTGAAGTAGAAACAGAAACAACAATAGAAACCCCGAGGTACGCAAATGATTAGGTTTACCCCCAGCTCTTTTACTGTCGAGGCCGCTAAAGGCGCTGCGCCTAAGCGCACAATTTACGGTTTAGCCGCCCCATATAACGTGGCCGCAAAAACAAGCACGGGTTTAGACGTGCTTTTCATGCCGGGCAGTTTGCCAGTTGACGGCCCCGCGCCAAAACTCATGCAGTACCACGACTCGACAAAGCCCATTGGCATTGTTACCGAGCGCGTAGAAACACCCGAAGGCGTAATGTTTGCCGCCCGTATCTCAGCTACTAACGCTGGCGACGAGGCTTTAACACTTGCCCAAGACGGCGTGCTCGACTCGGTAAGCGTTGGCGCGACCCCGACAGAGTGGACAATGGTTGACGGCGTTATGCACGTCACCGCCGCTATCTGGTCAGAATTAAGCATGGTTTCCGAAGGCGCTTTTGCCGATGCGAAAATCCACCAAATTGCTGCCCAGTCTGATATAACATCAGTAGAGACGGAACCCGACACCGACGAGAACGAAACCGAAGAAGAAACAACAGAAACCCAAGAGGAGTTAACCGTGTCGGAAAACCAAGCACCAGTAGTAGAGGCATCAACACCTACAGCTCCTTTGTGGGCAACTGCTAAACCACAATTCAAGTTGCCAGCACCTAGCGAATACATCGCAGCAATGCACGCAGGCGGCAGCGTTTTTGCTGAAATGAACGCACGCATCAAAGCAGCTGCGCCAGACATCACCACCGCCGACACACCCGGTATCCTGCCCGAAATTATTACCGGCAGCACGTATGACGGACTTAACCCGATCAGACCTTTCGTCTCGGCCATTGGCACAAAAGCAATGCCAACCGCTGGCGCAACATTCCGCCGTCCAAAAATCACGACCCGCCCAACCGTGACACAGCAGCCAACTGGCCAACTTAATCAGCTTGACCCGTCAACTGTTTTTGTCTCAAATACGGATATCAGCAAGCTCACGTTCGGAACATATGTCACCGTGTCCGAACAAGACCTTGACTGGAGTGACCCCGCATCTATCAACATCATTCTTGAGCAGTTGGCAATCGCTTACGGTCAAGCAACCGACAACTACGCAGTAGACCAGTTGGTAGCACAAACCACACAAACCGAAACATTAAGCAGCTTTTCAGGCCAAGACATCGTCGAGGCCGTTTACGGTGCAGCGTTTCAAATCTCAAACACCAGCAACTATTTGCCAACTCATTACGTCGTGTCACCCGTGACATGGGCAAAACTTGGTATGGCCGTGGACGGCGACAACCGCCCAGTGTTTCCATTTGTTGGCGCACCGGGACTTGGTGGCTACAACGCAGCCGGCACACAGTCAGCAACTTCATGGAACGGTAACCCATTGGGCTTGTCGCTTGTAGTAGACAAGAACATGACTGGCGGAACCACAACCGGCACACTTTCTGGTGTAGTTGGTCACGCCGCTGGCGCTGCCGCTGGCTTTGAGTTCTACGAGCAGATGAAAGGCGCAATCTCAGTAGACGTACCAAGCACGCTTGGCCGCACTATTGCGTTCCGTGGTTACGCAGCTGTCTTCATGGCAGACGCAACCAAGTTCGTAAAACTCGTAAACGCATAACCCGAAAGGCGGGCTACCGCCATGGCGGTTTACTCAATCACGCACAAGCAAATCGTTGATAACTACGGCGTTTTGCAACTGCTCACTAACGCGCTGGTACAGCCCGGCGACAGCATTACAGTCGCGGCCGTTGACGCAACATTCAACGGTACGCGCACTGTTTATGCTTGCCCGCAGTTTTATTACTTAGGCGTAGACGAGTACGGCGACCTGCTTTATAACTATGACTTGCCGATACAAAATCAAGTCTTGTTTTCATTGACGGCGGCCGACGTCGAGCGCGGCCCAGCAACCGGCACGCTAACTTTTGCGCCTACATGCACTTGGATTACTGCCGGGCAAATTGAGGACTGGTTAGGCATCGGTACAGCCACGGCAGCCGATACAACATTCTTAACTCAGTGCGCGTCAGCTGCAAACGCTTTTTGTTTCCGTCGTAGGCAAGAGGCTGGTTACATTGACAACGCCAGCACCAGCCCGAGCGGTGACGTAACGCTCGGAGTTATCCAATATGGGGGAATGTTATATAGACAGCGTGGCAGCATTGACTCGTTCGCCAGTTTTGGAGACGGTGGCGCGGTAACCGTTACAGGCCTCTCAGGCGTCATCAAACAACTGCTTGGCATTGACAGACCGCAAGTGGCCTAGCGCATGCCAGTGAACTACACAGACCTCTTTAACGAGGCTCTAGACGACCTCGTAGCAACGCTTAGCGCCGTCAGCGGTCTACAAGTGGTCAACGACCCGCGCAACCTTGTACCGCCGTGCGTATTTATTGACGCGCCAACATTCGAGGCGTTTAACTTCAACATCGTAAAAATGTTGTTCCCCGTGCGCTGCATCACTCTTGGCCCAAACAACCTAGACGCGCAACGGTCACTTATGAACCTTGCCGCCAAAGTTATTGGCGCTAAAGTTGGTGTTCAGGACGGCCGCCCAACTATCGCCATGATTGGCGGTGCTGAGTATCCGGCCTACGACTTGACCATAGCCATGCAGGCCCAAACCGGTTAGGAAAACATGTACGTAGTAAACAGTCCCAGAGTCGGCATCGTCGGCGAACCTTTTAACCCAGACGGCCACGACGTCGCCTACCTTTTGGCTGGCGGTTTCATTGTCGAGAAATCACACACAAAGCCCGCAAAATCTGCTAAAACAGAAGCAGAAGAAACACCCGAGGAGTAAACCCCATGGCAACTAGTACCTATCTCTCAAACCCAGACGTTCTCATTGGCGCGGTTAACGTGTCAGACCAGTGCACAAGCGTGACATTGAACTACACGGTAGAAGCACTTGAAAGCACCGCATTTGGTGGCACTGCTCGCGTTTACACCGCTGGCCTACAGTCCAATGAACTTACGTTGACAATGTATGCGAGCTACGCAGCAAGCGAGTCTTACGCAACATTGGCACCACTCGTCGGCACACAAATCGCAACTATCATTGTTTCGCCAGCTGCACCATCAACACCCGGTACGTACTCAGCCACAAACCCCGGCTTCACTATTTCGGGCGGATATCTCGAAACGCTGCCAGTTATGAACGCTTCAATGGGCGAACTTGCCACCATGGATATCGTTATTCGCGGCGGCACCTACACCGTAGACGTATCCTAAAAACAAACAACCTGAAAGGTAGCCCGACATGCAGTTAAGGCTAAAAGTACAACGACAAAACGAAGACGCCTACGAGGTCACCACTAACCTCGCTGTCATTGTCGCATGGGAAAGGCGCTTCAAGCGTCGCGCCAGTGACCTAGGCTCGGGCGTTGGCATGGAAGACTTAGCCTTCATGGCTTACGAGGCCAGCCAACGCTCCGGCATTATCGTGCCCGCATCGCTCGACGCATTCATTAACACCATTGAGAACCTAGAAGTAGTGGACAGCGAGCCGGCAACTTTTACCGTGCCGGAACTATCCGGCGACAGTTAGCAGAGCTTCTATTACACACGGGCTGGTGGCCCCCAAGTGTAGACTTTGAACTACCAGACTTAGCCACCGTGATAGATGTACTTGAAAGGCAGCGTAAACAAAATGCCCGCTAGCGCGTCTTATCAGGTTTACGGTATCCAAGAAGCGTTGGCAGAGATAAACAAGGTTGACCGCGTTTTACGCCGGCAAATTACTAAAGACATACAGTCCGGGGCTGGCACTCGACTTGTTACAGCTGCACGCTCGTTTATCCCGACTGCTACCCCGCTGTCGCGTATGACCAATGGCAACATGATTAAAGGCCGCGACGGCACGGGTTGGTCACGCGCCCGCGTCATCGCTGGCATACGCTCGGTGGTTGGCAAACGTGGTAGCCGTGCCCGTACCGTAACCTTTTCTAACGGCCGTACAGCCGATTTTAAGGCGACGCAATACCAGTTACTGGTTCTACAGCAACGCGACGTTGCCGGCGCTATCTGGGACCATGCAGGCATCAGAGGTGGCGGCCAGTTTGTGACCAACCTTATTGCTGAAGGCGAGACCGTCGGCCCGCGCAATGCGCCCCGCGCTCTGGAACCCGCAGCCATGAGCGTGCTACCAGCCGTTGAGGACGAGGTAGGCAAGATAGTTGCTCAAGTTATGACTATTGTTAACCGTAATCTTGTTACGACTAGGACGCGCTAATGGCTATTAACATTCCGATTATCTCAAGCCTTAACTCGGCTGGTTTTGACAAAGCCAAAAAAGAGTTTCAGAGCTTGCAAGGTTTTGGTGCCAAAAGCGGGTTTCTACTTAAGAACGCTATGGTGCCCGCCGCTGGCGCAGTTACCGCATTGGCTGGCGGTTTGGCTATGGCCGCTAAGGCCGCTATTGCCGATGAGCAGAGCACCAAACTTTTAGAAACGCAGCTGCGCGCCACGCTTGGGCCTAACCAAGCACTTGCCGACTCCATGGCCGACTTTGTTGACCAGACACAATTAGCAAGCGGTGTAGCCGATGACGAGTTACGCCCCGCGCTTGCTGGTTTAGTGCGGTTTACTGGTGATGCAGCCAAGGCACAAGAACTTCTAAACCTTTCCGTAGACGCTTCTATAGCCACGGGCAAGGATTTAAGCGCAGTTAGCACCGCTATTGGCAAGGCCTACGACGGCAACTTTACGGCATTAAAAAAGTTGGGTGTACCGCTTGACGAGAACATAATTAAAACTAAAGACTTTAAGGCCGCACAAGAGGCACTTACCGCGCAGTTTGGTGGCGCGGCCGCAGCGAACGCCAACACCTATGCCGGGCGTTTGCAGATACTTAAAATACGTTTTGACGAGATGGTGGAAAGCATCGGTTACCGCGTGCTACCTATTCTTGGCAGACTGCTAGACGAGGTAGACAAGCTCGTAACAATTATGGACGAGCGCGGTTTAGGCGGCGTAATAGGTGAACTTGGTAGCCGTCTTCGCCGTTTTGTTGACCCGGCACAAGCAGTCTTAGACGTGCTACAAAAGAACACTAAAGAAACCGACGGTTTTGGCGCCAAACTCAAGCAGGTCGGTTTTAACGTCGCTAACTTCGGGTCGAGCATCATCAACTTGGGTAGCGCAATAACTGGTAACAGTTTCCGTTTGGGCAAACTACAAACCGACTTAGACAAAACCAATGAAGGCTTAGCGCTTGCTTACGCCAACACCCGCGCATGGTCAGAAACCATTCTGCAACTTGACCAAGACCAGAAACGCGCTAACTACCAAAAAGCCGTAGACATTGAACAACAACGTTTAGCCAATGCCGAAATTGCTAAGAGCACTGCCAGCACAAACAAGGCCAGCGAAGCCGCTAAGCGCGCCGCAGCTGCAAACGCTAAACACACTGAGTCGGTACGGGCACTAAAAGAGGCATACGACGACGCGGTACAGACAGTTAAAGACCAGTTCAGCCCCGCGCTCATGCGCGCAAATGACCAGTTAACCAAGGCAACCGACACCTACAACAACTTCTACAACGCAACCCGAGACGTAGTTAGCGGGATATTTAATGTTGGCGAAGCATGGACTACAGCAGCCGACAGCGAAGGCGCAAAAACCTTTTTTGGTGTACTCGACGAGCAAGCCGCCAAGGCTGGCAAACTTGCTGGCGGCATAGAAAAACTTATTGAAGCCGGGCTAGACGACCCCGCACTACTGCAACAGATACTTGGTGCCGGCGCGGACGTTGGCCTAGAAATTATTAACGGTTTGCTTGCCGGCGGGAAAGCGTCCATAGACCGTTTAGTAGGTATTTCGTCCACGATTAACGCAGCAGCCGACCGTATAGCCAAAATTACGGCGGACAAGTGGTACAAGTCGGGTGTTGACCAAGCCCAAGCAATAGTTAACGGCGTCAATAGTGTCATAGAAAACACCGAGTTCCTGCTTAAGTTTGCGGTAGACCCCGCCAGCGTTGCCGCTATTGGCGCACAGTTTGGGGCGAACATTGGCACCGTGCAGGCTGGTGGCGTACCTACGTTGACTTCTAACCCGTTTGGCGGCGTGCTTGGCAGCATTAACACCAGCAGTAATCAAGACATGTCAGGTTTTGGCGGTGGCAACGTCAGCTCATCGAGCGTAACTATTAACGTAAATGGTGGCGACCCCAACGCTGTAGTAAGCGCGCTACGTGCCTACATGCGCACCAACGGCGCTGTACCTATCCGAGTAAATAACGCGTTCTAATGGCTGTACAAAATTACACCGTAACGTACTACACGCTGGCGACTGGTGACGTTGCGTTAACTAACGTCGTGTCTATAAATGTCAATGTTGGCCGGCAACGCCAGCTTGACCAATACAGCGCTAGCACCGCCGAAATAGTGCTCAGGTACCCGACGGGCTACGCGTCGCCTATTGCGGCTTTAGTGCCCGGAACCATCATTAGCGTTGCTAATAGCACTACTGGTTACAAAAACTTTTACGGCAAAATAAGCAATGTGCAATTAAAGTTTGACAAGCCGTATGTCGGTGGCGTTGGCAACGGCGACTATTTAAGCATTATGTGCGAAGGCGGCCTAGCAGAGTTTGGGCGCAAAAGCGGCGCTAATTATGCAATGGCCGCTAACACAGTGGAAAACCAATTAAATAACGTACAAACTCAAAGTGGGTATTTTGTTTCGCTTGACAGTGGCGTAGGAAACTCGAACCTTTCAGCAACCACCGTAAGTGGCACTTGGGCGGACTATCTAAACTTGGCTGCATTGTCGCTAAATGCCCGAATGATAGACGTTTCAGAAGATTTCTACCCGATAGTAAAAACATTGTTTTTAAGCCCATTTTTGATAAGAGACAGTTTTGTAAACTTTAGCGACACCACAAACAACGCCACAAACCAAGTGTACGAACAAATAACTTTTGCTAGTTACGCCGACAACTTTTACACCCAAGTGACCGTAGACCCCGAAGTACCAGCTGCACAAACGGTACAAAGTGGCAGCGCGCCATACCGCACATACACGGTAAACACGTTAAACGCCACCACCGGGCAAGCACTCGACTACGCAAACTATTTACTTAATAACTACAAAACGCCAACAGTTGCCATTAGCTCTGTCTCATGCTTAGCCAACGCACAAAACAACATGGAACTAGAAGCAATGGGCGCTGGCCCCGGTAAATGCGGCCGCCAGATAGGAAAACGCGTAACAGTGGCTTTTCGCGGTACGACCTACCCGTGCATCATTGAAGGCTATACGTTTAGCGCGGTACCCGGTGAGGCTCGATACACCTACTACGTTTCGGCCGCCGACCTTAACGCCTACCTAATCCTTGATAATGCTACTTTCGGCAAACTTGACTCAAATAGACTGGGGTACTAATGGCTATAAAGACTTTCACTACTGGCGAAGTGTTGACCGCTTCAGACACAAACACGTATCTAGCAAACAGCGGACTCGTTTATATTAAGCAGCAGACCGTTGGCTCAGCCGTGGCAAGTGTGACCGTGAGCGACGCTTTTTCAGCCACCTACGACAATTACAAAATAATTTGGAGCGGCGGAACACAGTCAAACGACACGAACAACCAACTACGCTTAGGTTCAACAACTACAGGCTATTACGGCGCGTTTGTCTACAGCCTCTATAGCAGCGCAACGCCTCTATCGGTAGGCGATAACAACGAAAACGCATTTCGTTTTGCTGGCGGTGGCGCTTCAAACTCTGCTGCGTGCAACATAGAAATCTTTAATCCGTTTAGCAGTTACAGAACTAGATTAACTTCTACAAACGTAGTCTATTCAACACTTGCTGGCATGTATAACGGTGTTTTAGCAGACACAACTTCTTACACGGCTTTTACTCTTTTGCCTAGTGCTGGCACATTAACAGGTGGCATTATTTACGTTTACGGATACCGAAAGGCATAACAATGGCTCGACCTAACATTCAAATTGACGACGAAGTACGCGAAATGACAGAAGAAGAATACGAAGCGCTGCTTGCAAGTGGCTGGACTGAAGAAGGCTCCGATGGTCTGGCGGATTAGTTTTGTGGCGCTTTTGTTTGCGTCAATCCTTATAGCGTGCGGTAACCGTGAGCGCGTCAACTGCCCGCCCATGGTCAAAAACAAGGCCTTGCGCGCAGCAACAACCATTACCGTAGACACCGCCAGCCTTGGCAGTACTCGAACAGTAGAAACTAAATGCCTTTAATACCAGCGCCACGGCGACCCGACCGCATGACCAGCGAGCAAATCAAAGCCCGCCTAATCTTCATTGTCGCGTGCGCGCTATCCGTTACTTTCGTTGTCTCTACCTTGGCGCTACTTTACGGCCTGCTATTTGTCACGCAGCCGCTCGAAGTCTCAGACAACGACAAAAGCGCATGGGCAACCTTGCAACCACTACTGCTATTTCTCACCGGCTCACTAGCTGGCCTACTCAGCGCAAACGGCCTGAAAGACAAGCCAAAGGATAAACCAGAGTGAAAAGCACCAAATACACCATTACCACCACACGCCAAGCAATAGCCCCAATACGCAACAACTACCGCGCCATATACATACACGTCATCGGTAACGGCATCGTTTACCTAGGCGGCGAAACAGTCACCACCGCCGACGGCACCACAACCGAAAAAGGCGCAATCCCATTAGAGCTATACATACCAGCCGGCGAAACCGTCTACGCACTAGTCGAGTCCGGCACCGAAGATTTACGCGTACTTGACTCGTCAAACTAACCGAAAGACAAAACCAATGAACAACGACGACAAAAAAGGCCTACTCAAAATAGTGCGCGACGCAGCTGCAAAACTCTTGACACGCATCGCCGACATGATTAGCCGGCCATGAAGTACACCGGCACCACCGACGGCGCGGCTTTAGGCAAACGCCCCGGCACCGAAAAGTTTGTAGACATCATTAAGAAAAAAGGCTTTACCAACTTAGGCACTTGGGCAGTACGTAACATGCGCGGCAGTGACCGCCTTAGCGTGCACGCCACAGGCCGTGCAGCCGACATTGGGTACAAAGACAAGGCAACTGCCGCCATGTGGGCAAACTGGTTGGTAGCGAACTACAAGGTTTTAGGCATTGAAGAAGTACACGACTACGCCGGCACCACCAAAAAAGGCTGCGAGAAATGGGGCCGTGGCTGGCGTTGTAACCGTGACGGTAAGCCCGGTTGGAAAGACTGGACAGAAACCGCGAACGGTGGCACGGCCGGTGGTTTATGGCTACACGTCGAGTTAACACCAGCCATGGCAGACAACCCACAAGCGTTTGTTAAAGCTTGGAAAAGCGTAACCCCACCCGATAAAACCGTTACAACATAAGGCTTTCAGCGCAAAGGCGCGCAAAGTCTCAATAACACCATTAAGGTTTTTACCTATCCCGACGAAAGGCAGAAAACTTATGAAACGACTACTTGGCGTACTCGCCACAGCTGCACTACTCATGCCGGCCACACAAACCAGAGCGGCAGTAGAACCAAACTGCAACCGCTACAAACCATTGGCTTTAGAAGTTGGCTGGCAGAAAAAAGACTTGCCACGGCTTATGCAAATATGTTTGCGCGAGTCCAAAGGCTTCGCCCGAGCTTGGAACCAGCGCGACCCATACACCGGCTCATACGGCATCATGCAGATAAACGGCAGTAACAAACGGTTCCTTGTCGAGTCTGGGATAGTCCGCAAACACATGACCGAACTCTGGTCACCCCGCAAAAACCTTAAAGCGTCCTTGGCGTTATTTAAGCGCCACGGCTGGGCACCATGGAAAGGCAACAGCGCGCCAAAAATTGTGGTATGTTGCACCCGTTAGTTATTTTCAACCCGACTAGAAAAGAGACAACATGGTAAACCCGACTGACCATTTAGACCAAGCACTAGCGAACCTATGGGCGAACACTCGACCCAAGGCAACCGACGTGCTTATCCGCAATTTGCGCGCACACGCCTATTCATACGCAATGGACGATGCAGCATTATGCGAAGACCTACGCCAAGCCATCGGCCGGCTAGAACACCCCAGCGCGCTAGAACCCAAGCCACAGAGCATCACAGACCGTCTAGACGACATCAGCCAAGAGCTTTACGATGCCGGCCACACTGGTTTAGCCGAACAAATAAACGTGCTTTTCCACAAAGTAGAGACAGCATTGCGCGGTGCAAAATGAGAACTATTGCAGGCATTTTCGCATTTGTAGGTGTCATGACAGTTTTTGGCTTGGTGACATTGTGGGCCGCTGACTGGATTAACAACCATGAGAACGGCTGGTACGAGTAATGGCTTTTGACCTTTCCGAGTACGTAGACGTAAAGACACGTCTTAAACAAGCGCTAAAGGTTTTCCCGCAGCTGCGCATCGTCGAGCACCGACCAGAAATAACCCAAGTGGGTGACCAGCTCTTTATTGAGTGTTCGGTAACGGTGAGCCGTGACCCCGAAGACCCCATTCCCGTGACCGCTTACATGTTTGAGCCATACCCGGGGCGCACGACATTTACCAAACTGTCAGAGCAAGCTAACGGCGCAACAAGTGCGCTCGGGCGCGCATTGGGCTACATGGGTTTTGGCATAGACAAGTCCATTGCCAGCAGTAACGAGGTTTTAGGACGCCAAGAGGCATCAGATGACCGCACAAAAGTAGTGAGCATTGCGCGACCTACACCGGTACTGGACGGCCCACGGTCTAAAGAAATAGGCAGCGCTCGACTATCAGCCCGTGAACAAACCGAAGCAAGCCAAACCGCACCACGCGAACACACCCAGCCAGCCAACGGTGGTGGCGCGACCGCTAATCAAATTAAAATGCTTACCCAAATGTGCGCGGAACGTGGGCTAGATTTTGACCCCGAAGCACCGATGACCTATTCAGAGGCTAAAGACATGTTCCTTGCAATTAAACCGATACCAAAGGTTAAATAATGCACGCCGACGACATGCCGGCAGAGCAGGCACTATGGGCATATTCAAGCATGCTTTACGACAGCCAACTTGAGCGCGACAGCCTACGGCGCGAGCTGAACATTGTCATTCAGCAACTGCTCGACTGCCAAGGCGACTACAAGCGCCTAGCCCGAGACTTTGAGCGCATAGCAAACGCCGTGTTTTGCCCAGACTGCAAAGCAGTTGACGATGCCAAATAACTATGCCGGCATGACTGAAGCCCAATTCTTGAAGCAAGTAGTAGCGGTGGCTAAGTTGCGCGGCTGGTTAATTTACCATGCCAAACCGGCACAAGTCGGCGAACGCTGGGCTACCCATTTCCAAGGCGACGCAGGATTTCCTGACCTCGTCATGGTTTCGCCCACGGGTGGCCTAGTGTTCGCAGAGCTCAAGGCAGGCCGCAACAAACAAAGTGACGCACAGCTGCGCTGGCAACGCTACCTACTCGAAGCAGACTACGAATGTTACTGCTGGTACCCAAAAGACCTAGACGCCGTTATAGCGCGACTGAGTGACATATGAGCAAGGTACTAGTAACACTCGACTACGAGGAACTCGAATACTGCGCGATTAGTGGTGCGCGGCGAAACATACGCGCCATGCAAAAAGACCGCAAACCAAGAGACAAAACAAGTTACAGCAAACAAAACTGGTGGCAGTCCAACATTACTGGCGTCATCGGTGAGTACGCAGTAGCCAAGTCACTAGGCGAACATTGGCTCGACTTAGAACAAGACCGTGGCGGTTTCGACGTGTTGAGTTACCAAGTACGCAGCACCGAAAACAAGAAACCGTCATTAGCCCAACGCCCAAACGATGACCTAAACCACATTTACATTCTCGCCCAAGTCCATAAACACCGGGTACTAATCCACGGCTGGGCAACTGGTTACGAGATACAACAACTAGGCGCGCCCGAGTACGGCGCAATACGCCTACACCACGACATGCTCAACGACATGTCACTTCTACCGCACCCAACTATCTACACCGCACAAGTCAAAGAATGGGAAAGGCCTGACTACCAATGAGCCGTTTAACTGAAGCCGACCGTCAAGAGCTGCGCGCATTGTTCAGCCAACTCGCTGACATACAAGCCGACGCAATCATCGAGGATTTAACAGAGCAACCTTGGCATGCGCCAGCGATTAAACAAGACGCCCATGAACTAATCGTACGGCTAGCTGAGTTACACGCAGACCAAAAACAATTTGAATTGGCGAATGCTGACGCTCGCGTTCAATGGCTAAAAAGCCCAAATGCTTTTGTTTCTGACTAATGAATATGCGCGTACAACTGAATAACACTCACGGCCGCGTATGGGTTTGCACTATGCCGGTAACACACGGGAACGTGGGTAGAGCACCATGTCTATGAACT